TGTAGAAGTTTCAATCTTGATGCAAGTACTTATGTAGCAAGCGGAATGAGCGTTGACGCAGTACGTTCAGCAGTACTTGACCAGCTTATGCAGAATGGCCAGCCCATAGCAGCAAGAGGTACAACAGACGTAGAAGTGTCTAACAGTGCAGAAGATAAGTTCCGCAGGGCAGCAGGTGACGCACTCGTAATGAGAAGCGGAATCGAGATTGAACATCCGGCAGAGGGCGCAAGGGAGCTTATGTCTATGTCTCTTAGGGACTTATTCATTGAGTCAAATCCTAACGAGTCAGGGCTTAACAGGAAGAGTGCAGACGAGCTTTACACAATGGCTTCAAGACAGTTCTTCAATCCCACAGCAGCATTCCCCAGCATCCTTGACAATGCCATCAACAAGGCATACGTTGAGGGACACAAGAAGGTTCAGGTTACATTTGACCGCTTCACAAAGAAGGGAACACTTAAGGATTTCAAGATCACTGACAACAAGTACCTTGCAGGCCCTACAGGTGAGTTCCTGTTAGTACCCGAAGGCGGAGAGCTTAAGGCAGACAAGCCCAGTGATGAGAAGCTTCCTACCAGACAGTTAAAGACATACGGCCGTCAGTTCACACTGACAAGACAGGCTTTCATCAATGACGATATCGAGCTTGTAACAAGCTTACCGGCAAGATACGCAGCATCAGCAAGAAAGACCATCAACAGACAAGTTTACGATATCATCGTAAACAATGCTGTTATCTACGATGGAACACAGCTGTTCACTTCAGGACACAAGAACGTTCTTGCTACCGGTACCGGTATCACACAGGCAGCTTTACAGAAGATGATTATGGCTCTTCAGACACAGAAAGATCAGTTTGGACAGGAAATCATCATCAGACCTGCTAAGTTGGTTGTACCTGCTGGTATGGCATTTGATATCTACACAATCCTTCACAGCCCTATGATTAACACAGCCGGCAATACTCAGGCAGTTAACCCTCTGTATCGCTATGCTAACACTATCGAGGTTGTTGAGGACCCTACAATCAACGTACTTTGCGGCGGCTTTGGCAACACAATGCCTTGGTTCCTCATTGGCGACACAGAAGATACAGCATTCATCGAGGTTGATTACCTTAACGGTCAGGAGATACCTACCATCCGTCGTATGGAGGCTCCCGGTCAGCTCGGATTTATCTGGGATATCTACCTTGATTGGGGCGTTAACGTTATGGACTTCCGTGGTGCTATCAAGAATCCTGGCACCACAGTTGCAGATCCGTTATCGTAAGGAAGGAGGAAATAGACCATGGCTACAGCAAGTTATTGGCAGAGAGGCGAAAGCCTTGACTATACTAATGGCAGCGGTTCAAAGATTACAGCCGGCACAATCGTTGTGCTTACAGCCGGAGCAGCTGGCCGTATCGGCGTAATCGGTACCGACATTCCTAACGGAGAAGTTGGCAGCGTTCATGTAACAGGCGTATTTGAGATGCCTAAGTCATCTACAAACGCACTTACACAGGGCGAGGCTGTTTACTGGGACGGCACAGGTATTACCGAAGCATCAAACGATGGCGGCGGAACACCTACTTACTATCCCGTAGCAGGATACGCAGCTCAGGGCGCAGCAGCTTCAGCTACCAAAGTTCTTGTTAGGATTGGATGATAAAGGAGGCAGTTTATGGCTACTAAAAAGAAAACCATAACTAAATCCGTAGAATCTGAAGAGACTATATCACAGGAAAACGATCTCTCCATGGAAAATACAGAGTCACAGGAAGGGGCTGTTGATACAGCCCCGGAAACGGACTCTCACGATGGACAGAGACTTGTTGCTAACAGACTTATACTTTTCCGTTCAAGACTTTACAATCCGGAAGAAGAGTTACCGGCTGATGATGCAGAAATGGTGAAAGCGTGGTTACAGAACCAAAGCGCAAGATGGGCGACTATCGAGCCTGACGTTACACCAAAGGCTACACCAAAGACAGCACAGGCCGGACTTTTCGGAAAGGTTGAAAGCGGCGAAAAGGATATTGAAGGCAACGATCTTGTGGGAAGAGTCCCTAAGACAGCGGCAAGAAACAAGAAATAAAACAGTGCTGTTCGGACAGTGCAGGAAGGAGAAGATAGGATGTCGAGCTTTAAGGATATTATAGAGTCTGACTGTTCGGATGTGTTCCTGAACACGCAAGAGTTTTCTGACGTACACACAATCAATGGTGTTGAGTTTAAGTGCCAGGTTGATGACTACGAGCAGATATCCCGTGAAAAGAGATATCAGTACAACAGAAGCCTACACGGTGACGGAATATTCCTACGAGAAGTTATGATCTATGTTTTATCCTCAGAGTTTTATAAGCACTTTAACGGACTCCCACGAGTAGGCGCAAAGCTTATACTTGACGGTGATATGTATTTAGTGTCTGACACTCAGGACGAGTACGGCATAATATCTATTTCTCTTGGTTCAAACGAGACTTAACGAGGTGGCTTATGATTGGCTATACGGTATCTATCGAGGGATTGGTTAAGCTGGAGATGGACTTGAATATGTCGAAAGACAAAACAAAGAACATCTTAAGGACGGCAATCAATAACACGGCCAAAAAGGTTGAAAAGCAGATGTACACAGAGGCAGGAAAAAGATATGCCTTAAAGGAAGGAAAGCAAGGATACCACAAGGTCAACAAGATAGAAAAGGCAAAAGTTAGCAAGTTATACGCCACAATCATAGCAGCTTCAAGGCCGGCAGATACTTATAAGTTTATGGTTCGGCCGGATACTTACTTCCCAGGAAGCAAGGGTGCGCCGAGCTGGATAAAAGCTAAGACACTCAAAAAAGGCGGTCATCTTGTAGGAATGGCACTCAAAAAGAATACAGGCGGCAAGGGCGATAAATACAAGGCGTTTGTAGTCAAATATCACAATGTCTCAAATGCCGGTGCAATTTCAGATCATACAGCTCTTGCAGAGCGTGTTCCGGGTAGCCACATGAAAAGCAATCCACACAAGGAAGCCTTGAAATCGTTATACAGTACGACTCAGGCAAAAGGTGAGGAAGTAGTATACAAGACAAAGATTGACAGCACAGTTTACAGCACGTTATCAGAACAAATCAGACTAACAATACCTAAGTATGTTAAGTAAGCCGGAGGGTTTTGCATGACACCTTTAGAACTGATAGACGCTTTGGCGGAAGAGCTGGAAGAGCTGTTTAAGGAGTGGCGGTACAAATGCAAGAAGGGTACGCTTATTCCGATAAATGTTTACAAACAGGATCTTCCGAAGCTGGACTTAGACTACTCGAAAGACGAGATGCCGGTACCATACATCATCGTGAGATTGATACGAGGTAGCGACACGGGCGAAAGAGACAGCGATTATGTAGTTTCTGTCTGCCTTATAGCCGGAGTTTGGGACGGCGACAGCGACAGTCAGGGATACAGGGATCTTCAAAACATCTTCCAGGAAATATATTTGAGGTTCCATCGGGATCCTAATTTGAAAAATAAGGCTGCCTATAAAGGCGAATGGAATTGGGTAGCTCAGGAAGATAATTATTATCCATACTTTATCGGAGCTTGCAATCTTGACTTTTCGATAGCGGCAGTCAGAAAGGAGGATCCATACGCATGAAGCCAAAGAAAGCAAAAGAAATTAAGTCCGAGGAATTGAAAGCCGAGGATTTACAGTCAGAAGAGATAGAGAAGGACGAGGCACAGGAAGCCGAGACAGAAGCGGAAAAGAAAAACACAAAGTCAAAGACAGGGGTGGAAGCCGAGACAGAGTTTAACAACAAGGCAGAAGTCAAGGATCTGATGTATGTCGGTCCGACAATACCGAATCTGATTAGACACGCTATAGTCTTTAAGGACGGAATATTACCGCCCAAAGTAAACGAGGCTATAGAAAGCTACAAGCCTATGAGGGAAATGTTCGTAACAATAGAGGACTTCCCAAAGGCTATGATGGAAATCAAGCAACAAACCGGAGCGTTGGCGATCATTTACAAGAATGTCGGTAAACGCATACGGGGTAAAAATTAACACAGGAGGAAAAAGAAATGCCTTACAATCACGGTATCAAAATTCAGGAGAATCCTACCAGTATTCCCAGCCCCGTGAGTACAGACGGCTTCGTACCGGTATTCATTGGTACAGCTCCGGTCAATGAAGCAGCTGACATCTCAAAGGCTGTAAACACGCCTATACTTTGCAACAATTTTGCAGAGGCTCAGGAAGCATTAGGATACAGTGACGATTACGCAAACTACACACTTTGCGCCGCTATGGATGCTATGTTCAAAGCTTTTGGCGTTGGCCCTGTAGTATTCGTTAACGTATTGGATCCTTCAAATGCAAACCACAAGACAGCATACACAGAGACTATTACACTTTCTAACAAAGTTGGTGTAGGTACATCTAAGGGCGTATTGCTTGACGCAAACCTTGTGGTAAAGAACGGCAGCACAACACTTGACATTGACGATGATTACACTGTTGAGCTTAACGAGGACGGATATCCCGTATTCAATGTTATAGCAGCAGGCGTAACCTCAATCACGGTTACAGGTAATAAGCTTGCTCCTTCAGGCGTAACCGCAGCAGAAGTAATCGGATCATACACAACCGCTACCGGAAAGTACACCGGTATCCAGTGTGTTGACGAGGTTTACACAAAGCTTAATGTGGTTCCTTCACTTATCGCAGCTCCCGGCTTCTCAAAGACACCATCTGTAGGCCTTGCTCTCTCAGAAAAGGCTTACAATGTATCCGGCAAGTTCCGTTGTGAGTGCGTAGTTGATATCGACGCTACAGCAAGCGGCGCACAGGTTTATACCGACGTTGAAGCAAAGAAAGCGGCAGCAGGATACGCAAATGAGAACATGATCGTTTGCTGGCCTATGGCTAAGTATGCAAATAAGATTATGCCTTACTCAGCACTGTATGTAGCTATGGCAGTATATACAGATGTCAACAATGAGAACGTTCCTAATCTGTCACCTTCGAACAAGCCTATTAAGGCAGCAGCTATGTGTGATGCACTCGGAAACGAGATTTACTTGACTGATGACCAGGCTAACGAGCTTAACGCTATCGGCGTAGTTACAGCAGTAAATCACAACGGATTCCGTTCATGGGGCAACAACACAGCAGCTTACCCGGCAACAACAGATCCTAAAGACAGATGGATTGGTTGTCGTAGGTTCTTCTCATGGTGGGGCAACCGTTTCATCATCACTTATGCTGATAAGATCGATGATCCTGCAAACTACAGACTTATTGAGTCGTTCGTTGATTCTGAGAATGTATTTGCAAACGGCCTTGTGGCAGCTGACAAGTGCGCCGGACTTCGTATGGAGTACCGCCAGGAAGATAACTACATCGGTGACGTGCTTAACGGCAAGATCACATTCAGAGAGTACCTTGCACCTTATACACCGGCAGAGTATGTACTTGATATCTTAGAGTACGATCCTTCAATGGTTGAAGAGGCACTTGGGGGAGGTGAAGCATAATGGCAAAGCAGAGCTTGATACCTGAAATTATCAATAACTATAACGTATACGGCAAGGGCAACAAGTGTATCGGTGTAACCGGAGCTACAACCCTTCCTACAATGGATGCCATTACTGAGACTATCAACGGAGCCGGAATACTCGGAACATACGAGACTTCCGTACCCGGACAGTTTGGCAGCTTAGAGCAGGAGATCAACTTCCGTAATCTTGACGAGGATGTGTTCTCTATCATGGATCCTTCTGAGCCTGTTGCTATTACAATGCGTGGTTCAGAGCAGCTTACCAACAGAAGCACCGGAGCTTTAACCTACAGACCTGTAAGGATTGTAGAGAGAGGCAGACTTAAGAGCTTCGATCCCGGCAAGCTGGAGAATGGAAAGATGATGGAAAGCAAGGTTACTCTGGAGCTTTTCTACTATCTTATTGAGGTTGACGGAAAAGTTA